TCGTCGTTGACGAACATGATTTCGTCGGCGAATCCCTTGTCAACGGCATCTTGTGCTCCCATCCAGGTCTCATTACTCATAAGATTTAAGACATCAGATTGAGCCATCCCTGTTTTGGCTTCATAAGCCGCCGCAATGGAGCTGTCAATCTTGTCTAGTACCCCCGATTCGTGAGCCAAGTCATCAGAGTTACCCTGTGTACCTGACCAAGCTTTGTGGATCATAATCTGGGCTGTAGGCGCAATGCTGACCTTGTCACCAGCCATTGCAATTACACTAGCAGCGCTTGCCGCCAGCCCCTGAATATTTACGTTCACAGTACCCTTGTAGGATTTCAGCATCGAATAAATCTCGCTAGCGGCGAACACGTCACCACCATTAGATGCTACATTAACGGTCACATCATCATCGGTTCCATCGTTAAGAACCTCATCCACAGCAGATGGTGAGATTACCTTCATTCCGAAAAATTCATAGAATCCAGCGGTATCGTTGTCGTAAATGGCACCCTTGATGTTAATTGTCTTCGTTATCTTCACCCCCTTTCGTTGAGTTTGAATCAGTATCGTTGAGATTAGCCTGCGACTGTTGAGCTTCTGGCATATCTTCTGGGAAGTAGCCTGACTGCTGTAGTACCCACGTAGCCTGGTTGTTTGCTAGTGTACCGTCCTTAGCCAGTCCTGATAGTGTGGTGGCAAAGGCGTCACCAAGCGGGTCAATTGCTGGCCGAATGTTGGCCGTAATATGAGCATTCAGCTTGTTGTCCAGCTCGCTCACGATTGACTGCATGTAGCGGTTAAGAGCATTGGCGTACATCCCCTTAATTTGGACAATGCTACTTTGCTGGTCACCCTGACCGTTCAAATAGCTGTCTGGGATTCCAAATACCTTGGCAATCTGGCGGCTAGTCCAATCAGTCTGACTAAGCAGCTGAGCCACATTGGCCTTCATCTCTAAAGGCTTGTACTCTTCTAGTTGGTCAAGAACTACCGGACCACTATCGGAGGCACTGACCTGACGCATAAATTGGCGACTACGTGCAGCCTTTTGCTTACCATCAAGCAATCCACCGTGTTGAATCGAAAGCACACCAGGGGAGCTGATAGACCGCTTCAAAGCTGACAGTGTCAAGCTATTAGACGTGTCTTTGATGTTGAGTTCATCAGATAATGCGGCCAGTGGGCTAACACCTGTCATACCTCCGTTCTGGCTGAGCAACCGCAAGTGGATCATGTCACCTTGTGGCACGTATTGAAGCACTCCCAGATCAGGCTCATCAAACGTGACCGTATAGGTAAGCCCTGTGCCATCATCTAACAGATACGTGGTGACCTGGCTAGGCCGTAAGTATTCCCATCGCTGGTCAATCCCATTTCGATTACGCCAGCGGTAAGCAAATGCTTCGCCGCCTAGTAGCAACTGAGCATACATGCTCTGCCAAAACGCGTGACGATTACTGGTCGAACTTGGATGGTCTAGCATCCCCTGAGTACGCGGCATACTTGACTTCAAAACTACGGTTGACAGGTCACTAGACAGCTGATTTACTGCCGAATAAATGTCTGAATTCTGTAATGCCGTCTCTGCACTGATATACTTTCCAGCCTTCCCCGGATTCATGAAATTAATAATGTCCGGGTCGGAAAGGCCAATTGATTGTTTGCCAACTGTCAGCGAGTTCTTAACTCTAGTTGGTGGTTCAAAGAATGGCATCGTTAATCACCCCCTTTCTGGTTATTGGCGGCGATTACCTCGGACAGCCAGCCAATAACTGCTGCTGTCAATGCTAGAGCGAACACCCCCCATGCTTTACCCATCAAAAAAGCTCCATAATCGCCTAAACCTAGGGCAATTACGAAGCAAATCACGTCAAAGTAGTTCCAGAATCCTGATAAAATCCGTTTAAATATCGTTGTCGTCACCTCCTAGTAGTCCTGATTTAGGGTCATTGAACCAATTGAGTACCTGCTCATCAGTCATGCGATCTACTTGCTTATCAGGATTATTTACATCAGAAAAGTCTTCAAAGTCATACATTCCTTGGAATCCAGCATCAATCAGGGCATCGACCACGTCAATTTTCAGAGTTGCTTGTGCCTTATCAACCTGGATACCAATGCTGTCTTGCTTTGTCTCAGCGTTCAATAGCGCTTTTTCCATAATCTTGTCGTCCAAGCGAGTGAATGACCCTTCAACGAAACCAGTTTGTAGCCACTTCGTTGGGTCTTTAAGCTCACTAGTTCGCTGCCGAATGGCTTCAAGCGGCCACCCTGAATTGAGCTCCAGTTGCTTAATCATTGTGGTAGCATTCCAGGCGTCATATCCAAAGAAAACAACTTGCAAATTATGTCGGTCAACGTATGCTCTCAACCACTGGTAAACCTGGTCCATGTTAATCAATCCTTGTGGATGGCTAGTAATCGTACAGAATCCCCTCTTGACCAGTTCGCGGTAGGCAATGCCGTCCTGCTTCTCTTTGGCCTCAATTGAGCCCGCCTTTTCCCAAGGAATGAAGGAATGCTGATACAAGTGCCACTTATGCTTACCGCCCTTATCTGTATATGGGAAGATAAAGCCAAGCGCCGTATTATCACTAAACATCGAATAATCAAAACCCAGATAGGCTCGCCGTCCGTCAGCATTAAAGCTTGAGATAATTGGCCTATTGACATCGGCTAGCTTGAGGTAACTATTAGCTGACTGCTGTAGCCACATATTCAGATTCTTATTCTGGAAGTCTCCCAGTGTTCCTGAAAGAGCATCAGAGTCTCGCTTATCAAGTAGTCCATCCATGAGAACTTTATGTTGGCTATCCAAGTCAAGAAGTGGATTACTCTTAACCCACTTTTCAGGCTTGTAAGTCTCATCTAAGCTATCCTGACACCAGATAAGTCCTAAGAACGTATCAGCTTCGCGCAAATAGTCCTGCTCCATAGCTTGCTGAATCATCTTTTCATCTTCGTGGAATGGAACGGTTGGATCAGGATAAGCCGTTGAAATCTCAACGAATTGCTTGTTTGCGACCTTAACTTGTCCAGAAATAATCTTAGAAATTTTCTGACGTATCTTAACTTCACCAATTTCATCAAACACAGCAGTTGTGAAATGGAAGCTATCATACTGTCCAGCTTCATGGCTGATGGCCCGTAGTTTGTTATTAGTCTTACTCATAGTAACTGTGTCAGCCTGTGACGCGAGTGTCCGATTATCCAGCCCATTCTCTTTCATGAATGACTTAAAAGGTTCGATGGTAGCAATCTGAGCCAGCATTGACTTGATATACCCAAGGATTTTACTGGTCTGCTTAAAGTTGATGGAACTGACTAAATAATCTTGATTAGACAAACCAATCGATTCGACTAAGAAGCTGTACGCAACAATGATTGCCATTAAGTACGTCTTGCCTTGTCCACGGGAAACGGAAACGATAGCGCGAGTGAACCGCTTGCCACTTTCCTCGTTCCGCCAACCCATTAATTGGGTCATGATGAATTCTTCCCACGGCATAAGTTTAGTGGGCTCGCCATCATCAACATTTGGACAAATAGCAGCAAACTTTAGTATTTGATTAGCTTTCTTAAAGGAGTAGTGGAATGGAAAATCTGGGCTACCCTGCCGTTGTAGATCCCGCAAGTGCCGAAAAGCCGCCAGTTGAATCAAGTACCCGGCTGTAACTTTCTGGTCCAGTACATCGAATGCATATTGTGTACCCGCGTCCGTGTACTGAGTTCGGATGGCCGACCAGTCAATTGACCGATAAGCTCCCAGCACGTCATGAGTCTGTGTTAAATCAATCTTCGTGGTCAGTCACCTCCTATCCTAGAAATTCTTTCATTTGTTCAGCAGCGCTCTTACCATTCTTTGAGTTATCAGGAACAACTATCTTTAACAATTCGCTCCGTGATTTAGGCGATAGTCCTAGTTCAGAGCCAATCTTCGTCAGGTTACGTACTGCCGAATCATAAATTTGTGTCATTGGGTTACGCTTATACCCTACAAAGTCGTGAGCTATCACCTTTCCAGCCGCATTTTGAATGCTTTTGTAAATTGGCTGAACTTCACCATTCTCTAGAATATGGTCGTAGGCATTTCTGTAAATCTCATACTGTGTGGCGTACATTTCGACCAACGCAAAGTCAATTCGCTTAACCGAAGATTCTTGCTCTAAAAAGGGCACTACTTTCCGCCACACAGCTTTTGCCTGTGTTCCCAGGTACTTGGGAGGTGTGCCTGCTAAACGGCCTCCATTAGCGTCTTTGAACTGTTTTTTGACCATTGCACACCTCCCTTCTGATTTGCATCAGCCCCCTTACCCGAAAGCATTCAAAAACAGCCTGCGTCACAAAGTGATGGTAATGTGAGCGCTCTAGCCTTGCCGGCACCCGGGCGGGGGGATAAAAAGATTAGGCACGTTCAAAGGCCATGCCATGAGTCGTCTTCTTTTTGCAATGTATGCAATCATAAATTCCGCTCGCTGATATTCCTAAACACACGGCGGCAGACCTGACCGACTTAAAATTCCTTTTAACTTTTCCGATAGTCATAACGACTGCAATGTTTGAGCTTCCCGCTCGTCTTTTAATAAGGCTGTTATATCGATTGTTGTAGCGACGGTTA